TATCCCAGCTGGAACACAGGTCAGCGGAGAAGTAATCTTTAATGATGTGGCTGAGGAAGTAATCTTTACAACCTTATCTGACGTACTAGTCTATGCTGCTGGAGGCAATGGTCCAGGTGTATCCGAGCCAGTAACTGCTACTCACGGTGAACTAGTTTCTACTAGAAGTGGAAATGACCCAGTTTACGGCGAGCTAGTTGGTGTGTCTGATGGATTGCCTAACCAGTCATTTATCCTCTCAGAGAATCAGGTTGTAGAAAACAGTATCGAGGTCTACGTTGAAGTAGGAAACGGAACTGACTACACTCTATGGAGCCCTGTAGTACACCTAGCTGACAGCGGACCTTCTGACCCAGTATTCACTGTAGAAACCGATGCAGATAACTACGTAACCATTAACTTTGGTGATGGAGTTTCTGGAAACATCCCGACTCTAGGTTCCGCAATTAGAGTTAACTATGCTGTTGGTGGAGGCCAGTTAGGTAACGTATCGTCTGGAATTCTTACCAACATTCGATACGTTCCAAACAACGTATCTACAAATGACATTACAGTTACTAACTCTACTTCTGCAACTAACGGTTCTGACCCAGAGAGCGAAGGAAGCATTAGAACAAACGCTCCTTTGGCTTTACGTGCATTGAACCGAGCTGTTACTCTACAGGATTATGCAAACCTTGCACTACTAGTATCCGCAGTAGGTAAAGCTAACGCAGTTGCTGACCACAAAAACTCAGTAACCCTATACATTGCTCCGCAGCAAAACACCGACTCTACAGACCTGTACCCTGGATACACTGGCGACCCAGCAAACGGTGGCGTGCTTACTCAAGACTGGCCTTCACTAGTGTCTTCTGTGGAACAGTATCTTGCTGATAAAACACAGATTGGTGTATCAGTAACAGTAGCACAGCCTACATACGTACCTGTAAACCTGTTGCTTAGATTCACCAAGCACCCTCAGTACACTAATGACCAGGTTAAGACCAACATTCTTTTGGCGTTAGTAAACGTGTTCTCGTATACCAGTATGCAATTCCAGGACATCATTTCTCCAGAGGAAATTGAATATGAGATGCGCCAAGTAGACGGTGTGTACTCGGCTAATGTAGTTTCGTTCTATCGTGCAGGATACCCTGGACGAAACACCTTGTTAGGTGGTGCTGGAGAAATCTTTGTATTTGATGAAGCAAATCTAGACGTAGTAGCAAACTCTTCAGACAATACCTTGGCTTCCCTAACTCCTTCAGTTGGAACATTATCTCCGGCATTCTCATCTAGCCATCTGAACTACAACCTATCAGTCCCTAACGGAACTACCTCCATGACGTTTACACCAGTAAACACAACTGGAACTATTACAGTAAATGGGGTTACTACAGCTTCTGGTTCAGCAGCAACTGTTTCCGTCTATGTCGGAATTAGTACTGTACTAGTCTCAGTCACAGCTCAGGATGGAATCACTACTAATACCTATCAAGTAAACGTAACAAGGGCGTCCTAATGATTAGAGATAGTTCTGGAGCTAATCGAGCATACGGAATCTATCGAGGAACAGTAGTCGATAATAGAGACCCGCTTGGTAAGAACCGTCTAAAGGTGAAGGTGCCACAGCTTTTTGGCACCAGCACCTTGGACTGGGCATGGCCTAGGGAAGACGCTTCAACACGAGTGGCCCCACCTGCTATTGGGCAGGGAGTGTTAGTCATGTTTGAAGGCGGAGATATTGCATTCCCTATTTGGGTAGGAACATTTGGAAAGATTAGTTCTTCTCAGATTCAGGGCAACCTAACACCTGTAACGGGAGCACTACCTTCGTATCCGTACTTTGTTACTAAGACAAATGCTGATGGAAATACCGAAATTGATATTTTAGCGTCTCTAATAGCTATGGCGAATAAGCTCCATGAGATAGACGTTAGACCAGACATTGACCCTACTCCATAGGGATAATAGATATAGACTTTAGGAGACAGCATGACCGAATATCCTTCAAGAGTAAAATCTTGGACAGCCCGTCGAGACCTTCTTGACCTTGTCGTTGCTGCAGACGTTAATACTATCTATGACGAAGTAACTGCTATTGAGCAGGACCTTGGTGCAGGCGGCGTTTCTACAAGTACAACTTGGGGAAGCACAGCTACATTAGACACCACAACTACTACTTGGAATAACCTGCACGACCGACTCAATAACATTGAGGCTGGCCTATACCAGGCTTACACAAACCGAGTAACGGTAGCTGGTGGCTCGACTATCGTACCGTCATCATCAAGCACCGTTGGCCTTACCGTACGCGCAACTAGCGGACAGACAGCTAACCTACTTGAAGTAAAGAACTCAAGCGGCACTACCGTGGCTTCTGTAAACGCTGCTGGAAATCTCCGTGTAGTGACAATTGATGGTGGAACTGCGTAAATAAATGAGTAAGTACTCATCCTTAGTTTATGACCAGTCATACTACGGACAAAAGTCCCGACTGGCGTTTTCGGTTAGCCCCTTCACCGCGGTAGCCTTAGATTACAATAGTGTTCAGCTTGACTGGAGTGCCCCTGTCGGTGGCTATACCGCTTTCCGTGTACTAAGAAATCAAGAAGGTTTCTCTGAGACGGTAGAAGATGGTGCCATAATTTATGAGGAGTTCAACATTGACGGAACTTCAGGCACAGTTTCTATTTCAACTCTTCTTGACCAGCAAGTAGATGGGAACATTCCCGCACTTGTTGGAGGCAAGTTTGCTTTCTACAGAATCTGGATTCTTAAAGCAGCTGATTCAGTTTGGTATCCTGCAGGTCAGACCTACGTACTGATTCCCAGTGCTCACCCAACTTACGGTCCAAATAAGATTACTTTGCAAACCACTCACGACCGTACCATGAGTTTGCTGCCTAAGGTGTTCACTTCAAGCAGCCAAAGTTCTATCGATGAAGTTTCTGAAGATACTGACCTTTACCGTTTTATGGAGGCATTCTCCTTTACGGTAGACGAGCTATTTACTTTGGCAGAAACGCTCTTACCTAATTATGCAGAGAGCAAAACCAGTCCTTCAATTCTGTGGTCAAAGAGCAATCAGCTTGGACTTACTCCGGAGAGCACTCTGGCTACCAAAAACCAGAAGCGAATGATTCGTGAAGCGTTGTACATGTACAGCCGTAAGGGTACACCTAATGCTCTTCAGACACTTGTAGAAAGTGTAACAGGATACAACTCAGACATTACGGTTTCCCCTAACTTGATGCTAAGCAATGCTGATAGTACGTTTAATGGTGGACTAGGCTTCTGGCTACCTATCGGTGACTGCACACTTACCCTAGAAAAGGTAAACCCAGTTACTTCAGAAACCAACAGCATTGACAAGATGTACTCTGCCAAGGTAGTAGTAAGCACAGCAAACGCAAAAATTGTTAATGGAACTGATAGCCCAGTAAAACGAGGAGTACCAGTAATCGCTGGAACAGAATACAGCTTCTCGTACTACTCGCAAACTGCTTCGGGAACTAAGGCTATCACCCCAACAATTCACTGGCATGATTACGCAGGTACAGTGCTGTCTAGCAACTCTGGAAGTGCCGTAAATACCACAACTACTTGGGCAAAAAACACTTTGACCGCTACAGCACCTACAGGCGCTGTGTACGCAAGTATTGAGTTGGTCTTTGGAGCTACTGGAACCTATTACATTGACATGGTACAGATTGCAGAGTCAACTGTTACCGACTACCACGAGGCTCGAGCTGCATACGTATTCCTGTACCCTCGCAAGAATAACTACCTTCTGAATCCTTCTTTTGAAACTGACTTAGCCAACTGGACTATCGCCACAGGAAGTGCTACCAGAATCATCGGTAATGCGCCAAACTATGACCTAACTGGTGGTCACATCATGCAGATTTCTTCTGGAAATACGCTGATTACTTCTTCGGCAACTACAGGTATTGTACCCACCAATTCATACGTAACGTTCTCAGGTTACACCAAGGCAGTTACCGGAACTACAGGTGCTACCGTAGGAATCACTGCTAGCACTTACGCAAATATTTCTGGTTACTCGATTACCTCTAACGTAGCTGAGCTAGTTATAGCGGCATCTCCAGCGTTCCAAGTAGGAGACACAGTAACTATCGCTGGAGTTAGTTCTGCAGTGAACGGCACCCATGTCATTGCCGGACTAAATGGTTCGAACTTACTAGTCGCAGTAACCGCCGCTAATACCTCACTTACTTCGGTTACAGGCACGGTAACAAAGACAATGTCTACTGTAGATAACATTAGCATTGGTTCTGATTGGGCTAGATTCCAAACCCGTATGTTCTTACCTGCATCTTGGGCTCAGGAAAACACCACAGTCTCAGTTACTCTTTTGGGAAACCTTACCCAAACAGTGCACTTTGATGCGGCTCAACTAGAGCCTACGTTCCTAGCTACCGACTACTTTGACGGTACCTACGGAACTGAACGAGATGCTCTTTGGGCTGGTACTCCGGGGAATTCAAATTCCTACCTTTACCCAAATAAGATTATCAATATCTCTCGTTTAACCGAGGAACTACCAAAGTTCCTTCCACAAGATACCCCTTACATCATCTCGTCATACTCTGGCACTGAAGCGTCAGGATTTTCGCAATAAGATAGGTACATGGATACTTTAGGTTATGTACTACTTTGCAGCTTTGCCGTCACCTTTATTGTAGAGGTCTTTGGTCTAATACCCTTTATCAGGGCGACCTGGCTTCAAAACCTGTTAGCGCTTGGCATGTCTGGCCTTGCTCTTTGGAAGATGGGCCTGGGGATTGACCCTGTCTTAATATCTGCCACAAGTTTTTTGGCAATTACTTTACGAATCCTCTTAAATCGTGTAACATCGAAACCTCAAGTCATTCCAAGAGGTTATCGAGGTCTTTAATGGAGTTAAGCTCAGCACAGCTTAGCGTTCTTTCTGCACTCCAAAACTCCATCGACAGGTGGGGTGAGTCTCGCATATCCATGGACGAGATGAAGGAGGTTACCGGCTATGGACGAACAAGTCTCTCTAAAGCTGTTGCAATTTTGGCTGCCAATGGCTACATTGAGGTCACCCGAACCAAACGAAATTGGGGAAAGCTTTACCGAAATGTGTACCGAATACTGGAGCGAACATCAACAGCTGACTATATTGACTTAACTACTAACAGTAATACTATTAAGACTACTAAAGTATTAAATACTTCGTATTTAATAGGGGCTGACGCCCTTGAGGGAGAAGAAAAAATGAACAAATGGTCTGACGATGACAACATCGGAGGGTTCGGACTATTGGACGACGAGATTCAAGTCGGTGGCAGAGTACACAAGGTCAGCAAGAAAGACCCTAAGACCCGTCACCAACGTCCACAGGAAGAGTGGACTGCTGCAGATGTTGCCTCAGAGTTCGCCTATCGGGTCTATGACAAGGTCCGAGGCATCCCAGGCATGGTTAACACAAAGGATTTACGCATAGCTCTAGCGATGAACCGCAAGAAGTTCGGCACTACTGCACTCATCGAGATGGAAGTGATGGACAAGTTCTTCGTGGATGAACGCAACATCCTAGCTCTGAAGAAACTTCCAAAGAAAGCACACGGAATCTTCTTGAACGCAATCACAGCAAATGCTCAAGAAGTAATCGACCGATATGACATGGACGAGCCAGTTGACGAAGTTCGCCATGAAGAGTATGTTTATGCTTCTGACGGCAAGAAGTTCGACAACTCGGTATTCGGACGAATCATGCTGGAAAAGTACGAAGATAATATCAAGAGGGCATAATGACATACGAACTAGCGGAGCTAACTGGTATACAGCGCCAATGGCTTCTACACAACTCAAACATTCCACGTAGGTTCTTGGGTACAGAGCCTAAGGACATTCAGCGTAAGACCGGAGATTGGCCAGACTCAATCTCTGACTGGATTGACGCAATTACCTCAGCTCGAATCATCAAGAAGGTTGGCGCACTAGGGGTCACCGGCGTAGGTCTTCTGTTTGATGGTGAAGCTGGTATGGGTAAGACCACTCACGCAGTTACCGCAATCATGGAGGTTGTCCGTCAGCTAAAGGATGAGGACAAGGCCCGTGAAGCATTCGACTACAAGCGTTCAGACTTTGGCATGTCCTGTAGACCTGTTTACTACATGACCTTCCCAGAATTCCTATCTCGTAAGAAGGCCCTCATCGACGCTGACCCTGACACCAAACCAGCTCTTTACCGAGAGATGGAAGGGTTCCATGGACGAGCAAAAGAAGACTACCTAAACGTTCGACTGCTAGTTCTCGATGACCTAGGCAAAGAGTACGGCTCAAACTACGACAACACTTCATTTGACGAAATCTTGCGAGCACGCTACGATAAAGGTCTCCCAACAATCGTTACCACCAACGTGTACCGAGATGACTGGGCGAAAAAGTATGGCGACGCAATGGGTAGCTTTGTTTATGAAGCATTCATTCGTGTAGCATTAGACAATGGAGACTTAAGGAAGGGCAAAAAATGAAAGGTCTTGAGATGTCAATTGAGTGGCGTACAGTGCAGCTATTCCTATCGGAGGATGGCATATCTGAGGTTGAGCTGGATGCAGACAACCCGACAAAGCTTCGCTGCACTTGCAAGCGTTTTGAGCGCGGAAGCAACTGCAAGCACGTAACCTTTGTCCGTAAGAGCATGGACGAGAATGAGGGTCACTTCCTTATTCAGATTCCACAGGACGTACCTGATGAGGAAGCCATCGAAGCCATGCTTGAGTACGACACTTTCCGTAACTTCGTTATCAAGCACTGTAAGGTGGAAGTACTTGATTAATGGCAACATCTCTAACGAGACACCGCCACGCATCATAGTTTTAATCGAGACGGTAGTCTCATCCACAGTTTCCGAAGAACGTAGCTTTCTTAAGAAACAACTTGTAAGAAAAATAGACAAACTAAATAACCCCAACTTATCCCGACTATGGCTAGCTGCTTCTAAGTTTGGATTGTCAGTGGAGCTGGCTGCCTTTGAAGAAGAAGGTTGGACCCAAGAACACCTAGACACAGTTATGGATAAGTTGGAACGACGAGGGGGTAACCCCTTCAACTACTCGGAACTTTATTCAGGTCTGGAAGAGTTTCGTGGAGAACTGCCTTATCGTAGTAATCTAAAGGGTGTAATCACTGATGGTAAATCAGGATTCTTTGGTTCGATGGGTATCGACATTGACAATTTGTAAGAGGGCAAAATGGCAGCGGACAACGAGTACCGTTTAGTAAGTAAGGTCATCTCTGACCGAAATATTCTTCCAGTAATGGAACGAGGAGTTCAGGACGACTGGATTATCGACGACGACCTTCGTCGCGTATGGAAGTTTGTCCGAGAGCACTACTCCAACTACCGTGAAGTACCTACTATCATTGCGGTCACTGACCACTTCCCTAACTTCAAGTGTCTCAAGGTAGAAGATAGCCTTGATTACCTGATTGATACGATGGTTAACTTCCGTCGTAATATGCTGACCCGTAATGGTATCCAAGACACGGTTACCTTGATGGCGCAGAACAACCATGAAGCCGCTCTTTCTGAGATGAGCAAGATTGTTCAGCTAGTAAACACTCAGGGAAGCATCGGAACTAACCACGTAGACATTACCAAGGACCCTGACAAGTTCTGGGATGAGTACGAGAACGTACAGAACGCCAAGATGATTGGTGTTCCTACTGGCTTTGCAAAGATTGACGAGGCTACCGCAGGTCTACAGGGCGGTCAGTTGATTACTTTGATTGCTCCCCCAAAGACAGGTAAGTCGCAGATTGGTCTTCGTATCGCTGCAAACATCCACGAGTCTGGCATGGTCCCACTATTCCAGTCCTTTGAGATGAACAACCACGAGCAAACTCAGCGTTATATGTCGATGGGTGCCCATATATCTAATGGACGTCTCCGTCGTGGAAAGCTACAGACAGACGAAGAGGACCGCCTAATCTCTTTTATCGATGAGCTAAAGGACCGCAAGCCTTTCCACTTTGTCGATGCCGTAAACGGCCTTACTGTTGACGCGCTAGTCGCCAAGGCAGAGCAACTACGTCCAGACATCCTATTTGTTGATGGTGTGTACCTGATGCTTGACCAGGTAACAGGTGAGGCTAACACCCCTCAAGCGTTGACTAACATCACCCGAGCACTCAAGCGAGTCGCCCAGAAGATGAACATCCCAATTATCATCACTACTCAGACTCTTCTCTGGAAGATGAAGGGTAACAAGGTTTCCGCTGACTCCATCGGTTACTCGTCCTCGTTCTTCCAAGACTCGGACGTTATCTTGGGTCTAGAGCCAGTAGAAGAAGACGACACTATTCGTATTCTAAAGGTGGTTCAGGCACGTAACTGTCCTCCATCAGAGACCTCCATTACCTGGAACTGGGATACTGGTTGCTTCCACGATGAAAGTTCAGCCTCATCTTGCAAGTTCTGCTCACCTTTTGGAGCTAGCCGTGCTTATTGATATTCCAGAAGCACTTGATGCCCTAGGTATCCAGTACCGAGAAGCTGGTGCTGAAGCAGTATCTTTGTGTCCAATGCACGAGCGACGCACTGGACGAGCTGACCACCACCCATCATGGTTTATCAACCTAGACACTGGTATGCACATCTGCTTTTCCTGTGGATACAAAGGTAACCTAGCCCAACTAATCTGTGATGTAAACGAGTTCTACATCAAGAGTTGGAGCGGTGAGTACGGCTACGACTACGCTTCAGCAGAAACTTGGCTGTCTCAGGTATCGGTTATCGATATCGAGAAGCTGCAGGACATGATGTCTAAGCTACCTGCTTACACTGGTCCAGCTCCTAAGCCACTAGAAATGTCGGAGGCTCGACTCGCAGTTTTCACAGAGCCACCAGTAGATGCACTATCCAGCAGACAGATTAGTGCTGAGGCAGCCGCTAAGTACAGCATTATGTGGGACCCAAAGAAGCTCAACTGGATTCTTCCTTTGAGAGAACCTCACTTCAACCGCCTACTAGGTTGGCAGGAGAAAGGTACTGCAAACCGAACCTTCTTCAACAGACCAGCAGGGCTACAGAAATCTAAGACTTTGTTTGGCGTAGATGTCCAAGACGAAGAGCAAGTAGTTTTAGTGGAGTCTCCTTTAGACTGCCCAAGGATTCTGGACGCTAGTGGCGTCCACGCAGTTGCAGCCTGTGGTTCTGGGCTATCAGACGACCAACTAAAGCTGCTTAGATACTCAAAGAAGATTATCTCCGCATTCGATAACCCAAACATAGATAAAGCAGGAAACAAAGCAAGCAAGCAGATACTTGACGCAGCACGCAAATACGGTTTAAATCTTTTCTTTTTCAACTATGGTAGTAGTGGAAAGAAAGACCCTGGCGATATGACAGATGCAGAAATCTGCTGGGGTATCGATAACGCCGTATCTGCACTCTACGGAGAATCTGCCTATGTTCAAGGGGACGCTTAAGCCCTACCAGGTTGAAGCTGTTGACAAAATGGTCGATAAAAAGACCATTCTTGTAGCATACGAGATGGGTCTTGGTAAGACCCCGATGACCATCGCTGCAATTGAAAAGCTCAGAGAACAAGGACTGGTGAACCAGACTGTCCTTGTTCTCTGTTTGGCTTCTCTAAAGTATCAATGGAAAAAAGAAGTAGAGAAGTTTACTGATAAGACCGCACTAGTTATTGATGGCACAGTATCTCAGCGCCATAAGCTATATGACCAGTCAGATGATTACGATTACATAGTTATGAACTATGAGCAGGTAGTCAACGACTGGGACATCATTAAGTCAAAACCATTCTCTGCAGTCATCTGCGATGAAGCAACTGCTATTAAAGGCTTTAGAGCCAAGCGTGCCAAGAAGGTAAAGTCCTTAGCTAAAACCATCGGTATTCGATTTGCACTTACTGGTACTCCAATTGAGAATGGTAGGCCAGAAGAAATCTTCTCCATTATGGAATTTGTTGCACCAAAGGTGCTTGGAAGATTCGACATCTTTGACCAGACATTTATCGTGCGAAATCACTTCGGTGGAGTACAGCGATACCGAAATCTACCAATACTTAACGCTAAGCTAACAGACTGGTCCGTTCGTAAATCTCAAAAGGATGAAGATGTTAAGCCGTACCTACCGGATGCTATCTATAGAGAGCCGTTAATTGTTAAACTAGATGGAGCAAGTCAAAAGCTCTACAACTACATTTCGGCAGATTTACTAAACCTCCTAAAGGAGGCTAGTGAAACCTTTGGCAGCTCCTTTAACCTAGCTGCTCACTATGGTCATGCGTATGACCCCGGAGACCCAGCTAATCAACTACGTGGCGAAGTTATGTCGAGGATATCAGCCTTGCGAATGCTTTGCTCCAGCCCAGATGTATTGAAGAGTAGTTACACTAACTTCAACAATCAAACAGGAAAAGGTAGTGCTTACGTTCACTCTTTGGGTGACCTTTTGCACGGTATCTCTAAAACACCTAAACTAGATTCCGCTATTAAGTATCTAGAAGAGCACTTGGAGATTGATGATTCCTACAAAGCCGTTGTCTTCACTTCCTACCTCGACTCAGTGGGAGAGTTGGTTGACCGACTCAATGCTAAGGGATATGGGGCAGTTGCCTATACAGGAGAAATGAATGCGCTCAAAAAAGAAGACGCTAAGGTTAAGTTTCAGACCAGGCCTCATATTCGTGTGCTTGTTAGTAGTGACGCTGGTGGCTATGGCGTTGACCTCCCTCAGGCAAATCTCCTGCTCAACTACGACCAGCCATGGTCTGCTGGTCTTTCAGTGCAGCGTAACGGTCGCATCAACAGGACCTCAAGTACTTGGGCAACCATAACCATTCAAGATATTCTTGTAAAAGATTCCATTGAACAACGTCAGTGGGATATGCTAAAACAGAAGAGCAGCATCGCTGGTGCAATTCTGGATGGTACTGGAATTAACGACAAAGGCGGAGTTGAC